ATGAAGTTGTCAATTGCCATTATTTATCTCTTTTCTATAGTTTGCCCATGAGTACATCTAGGCGGCCCTCTTTACGGGCCTCCAGAATCTCAGTAGGGGACATGTTTTTTAGCTCATCCCTAGTACGGATTTGAGCTGTGGATGGGTTTACGCCACGGGCTCCCTGGCCCAAATTTGGGGCTGGGATCTCCATGGTTTTGCTGTGAGCATCTACCCATGACTGGATTGCCGCTGAGTCAATGTTGCCATCATCCATAATGAATGAGGACTTATCAAATTCAAGCAAGGCACCGCCCTCTAGGATGCGGTTATTTAGCGTGGCTTTTAGCTCAGCATCAACCAGCTTTACAGCGAACTCTCTACGGATAGCCTGGGCAGTCTCTGTGCGGGTCTGCTCTACTAGCTTTTCTGTATCAGTAAGCTGTGATTTTCTGATTTCCTCTAGCTCTTTAGCCGCCGCAATGTTCGCCTTGGCTTGCTGTTCATTTTTACGGCTCAGTGATTTCCATTTGTCAATCTCTGCCTTTAGCTGGTCCATTTCAGACAGCTGGGGTGTTTCAGCATCAGTAGCAGGTACTGATTCATCTACTTGATTTTCAAATTGGTCTGTAGTTTCAGCCATTTGTGTCTCCGTTTCGGATTGGGTGGTGCTCTCTTTTCAGAGCTATCCCAGCGGGGTGCTGGAAATCTATAGGTCTGATGGACCTGTAAAATTTTGATCTGCAACTGTAAGCATAGGGCCTAATTCGCCATGTTCTCTTATTGCTATGTCACGGTAATCTGGAGCCCTTGCACCTGGGTCAAAGAAACCAAAGCGGCTCTCCACGGCATCATGTGTAGCATCCAGTCTTACCTGGTCAATTACCTGGCCAGGATCCTCTGTGCCGTAAATTGGCATTTCACCACAGTCGCAGCCAGGGTGAATTGGTAGCAGGTCATCACGGGTGTACCGCTGAGTGCTGGCCACATAACATAGAGCACAGTTCTCAGCCCCTGTCAGGGTTCTGACATAGCCCACAATTCGGTCATTTCTGCCACGGGCGGCTAGGCCGGCATTTCGCCTGGCCAGCTGGATGTCAGTGGACACCAGTGAGCTAATACGCACGGCTCCAGACTTGATTGCATCTGTAACGCTTTTGCCCTGGCTCAGAGCCGTGTAGACATCTACAAAAGGCCGCCTGTAAACCACTGCCGCCTCAGCACCATTTCTAAGTCTTGACACTGTGAAATCACTGGCCTTTATAGCTGGGTCTACAAACTTCTCTCCAGCTAAGGTTGCCATTTCTCTATAAAACGCAACCTGTAACTTAGCGGCCTGGAGGTTCGCCCCAGTAAGGGTGCCCTCAATGATCTTTAGAAACTGCCTAAAGTCCTCATCACGCCATGAGCCTAGACTGGTGAAAGCGGTGGCGATTCTATCGCCGGTGCCTCTAACCAGTCTGCTACTCAGGGTGTTGTAGGCATCTAGTAGCTCTTTTTTAGTTGCCATCTAGTCTGGCCTGAGTCTCAGCATCTAGCAGGTCTTTTGGCTTTAGCGTGATAGGCATGGCATCAATGAACTCTAGGCCGGTTAGGCCTACCTGAGCGGCGGCGGTTTCTGGAGTTACACCGGCTCTAATGAATCCACCTAGGGCCTCAGCTTGCTCTCTTAGGCTCTTAGCTTGCTGGATGTTATTGCCCTCAACTGGCTCACCAGTCTCTGGGGTTACAGCGGTGCCTAGTAGTGCCTGGGTAAGGATAGCCTCACCAGCCTTTTCAATCTCCATCTCAGCTACCTCAGCTGGAGTGAACTGGCCAATTAGCTTCATACGGCTTCTAAATGGTAGATCCTGGAACTTAGAGTTAGCATCTGCTCTTTCAGCTAAGCTGTAACGCTCAGCTGGCTTCCAAATTGGCTCTAGGTCTAGCAGGTTTGCACGGTCAGTGTCACCTAGCCACTTGAACATCAGTGACATGACTTTTGACCAGCCTACGGTTGCCCTGGCAATACGGTCCTCAGTCTTGAACACTAGGCCCTCACGGGCTAGAGCGGCACCCTCAGCACTTTGGTTAGCTCCATCTGGGCTTAGGTAGTGCATAGGCGTACGGGTAACCGCCGCAAAATCTTGAATGTCAGCACGGACAGCGGCGATAATGTCCTGCATAGAGGACTGGTCCAGTTCACCTAGCTCAGCATCCGGTGGGAGTACCCACATGGCACCTGGGCCAGCCTCAAATAGGCCGTTGTAATCAATCTCATTGCCATCTGGGTCATGCGTAGGGAAGTCACCCTTTACCCACTTTTGCTTGAAAGCCTGAGTAGTGGCAATGATCAGCCTCTGTAGAATCATGTGGTTGATTCTGTCAATGATGTCTAGGAATGGCTCAAACTCACCATCACCATCAGCATTTTCAAACTTGACTACAGGCACCTCACCCAAAGGGTTGATTGAGCTAGAGAGCTCATCAAAGGTCCAGCCATCAATGTCAAAAATGGAGGTGTCAGATGCTTTGATAAACACCTGAATCTCTGTGGGGTAGTAGTAGTAAGCGTAGTGATAGCCGCTCTCTGTCCAAACTTTTAGGGCGGCTAGGACCTGAGTAGGGTCCTCAGGGTTTACCTCAGCGGTTACCTGGCGTGGGTCCTCTACGGTTACCAGCGGGTACTCACGGCCCTGTGGGTAGCCCACAATGGCATAAGCCTCACCAAACTTTAGGAAATTGGTGTGTAGGTCAGCACTGAATACATCCAGGTTATTTGCTTTCCACAAACGGCGGGCAAAATCATCACCGTTTTCATCATCAGCGGCTCCAGTACGGAAACCAGAGATCCTCATACGCTCACGCACTGCCGCTACAGAGAGCTGAGCAATGTTTAGGCGGGCTTTACGCTGGAAACGGCGGTATGCACGGCTCTGGCCCTCAGCACCCTCAGGCAATGGGGCATCACCGTTGTAGTATCGCTCTAGCAGGTTGTACTCTGATTGCTCTTTGGCTAGATGCTTTAGCATCTTTACCTGGGAGGCATTTAGCTGAGTAGCCATTCAAATTCCTATCTAATGCGGCGGGGCACAAATGTTGTTTTAGTGGCCTCTCCCTTTGAGAGGGCCTGGAGTCTAGCCTGGTAGGCCAGCACTGCCGCTACAGCGGCATCAATCTTATTCGGTGACTCAGGATGTTCCTTAGCTATGCTAACGCCTGAGCGGCCAAGACGGCGGCGGGCGTTTAGGACATGTCTGGTCAAAGCCAGCCCACTGTGGGTTAGCTCTTTGTCAATTACAGCGTTTTGGAACTGCTCTAGTGCTCTTACTACTAGGTAGCTTCGGTTTCCGGTCATCCACCACTCAATAGGGTGGGGCTGAGAGCTTTTTACCTTTAGCTTTTTGCCAAAGTCTGCCTCCCATTGAGCCACATAGCTTTCCCATTTAGCTGGGTCAGCAAACATGCCTACAACCTTGTAATTCTCAAACGCCTGGCGTACCTCAAAGTCCACCTCAGTGATAGGGACTTCCCAGCCCTCACCAGCGGGGCCCTCAGGTTGCTCCCAAATGCGAATTTCAAACAGGTGGCCATCAGAGACACGGCAACCAATCAAAGCTGTGGCATCTGTAAGGCCTCTGGTGCGTTTCCTAGAGCCATCAAAGCCCAGGGTGATCTCTTCACCCTTGGAGACAGTTTTGGAGGCTGCACAGGCCATCCACTCAGGTGAGCTAATGAAAGCATCTTTAGAGCTGGTTGGTTGGTTGAAATAGTAGCGGCGTGAATCCTGGGGGTCATTGCGTGGGTCATAAAACTCACTCAAAATACGCTCTACATCCATGACCTCAGCAAAAGGCCCATAAGCCTCTCTGATTCCAGCTCTTACCTGTTCCTCATCACCCAGGTCAATGTCTGGATCTGCCTCACGGTGGTCAAAAAGTAGGCGTTCAATCTTGGCCTTACCCTCACGGATAAGTTTTGCTAGGTCATGCGTTTCCTCTGCCACGGATTTTTCACCTGGGAGGTACATGGTGCTGGTCTCTAGTGACCAAGGCTCAGCGGCTTTACGCTTGGCCAGGTTACGGCGTACGGTGTCATACATCCGCTTTAGCTCACGGGTGACATAAAGGTGTGTCTCATCAAAGACTACAAAAGTCTCTTTCCCGCCATCTTTTGAGCTATTAGAGGCGGTGCTAGGGATGATCTCCCCGCCACCTGGTAAAAAGATTCTGGTAAGTCCAGCGGCATCTCTGGGGAGCCCATTAGCTAGAGGGCCCTCTGTGAGGTTGAAATGCACATTGTCATAAGTGTTGCCAGCCTGGCCCTCTTCGGTTGCCAAACAGCGGATTACTGGGGCTGTGACTAGCTTACCTAGCGGCTCTCCGGCCTGGTAGGTGTAGATGTAGCCATCACGCTCATAAGTCTCTCCACCCTCAGCCCAGCCATCAAAGCGGGCGGGGCCCATAGCCTCAAACAGGGTAATAAATCCAGCCAGCTCAGACTTAGCACGGCCTTTAGCACGGCTAATAAATGCTGAGTCATAAAGGCGGCGGCCATTGCCATCCAGGGCATAGCTGTCCAGGATAAATGCGGCAAATTCCTCATCTAGGTCAACATGTTGCCCCTGGACATCTCCAGGGCCATGGACACAAAAGGTCTCAATCCACCAAATAGCAAGCCACCCCAGTGACCTAGTGCGGTCATGGGTAGAGGCCTGGACACGGTCACGCATCTAGTAGCTTTTGCCTACGCTCATCAATAGAGGCTACCACAGCAATCTGTGGGGCATCAGCCTCAGGCTCTACATACCGGATTCTTAGATCACGGCGGGCATCTACAGTGGTGCCCAAAACTTTTTCTCGCATCCTGAGCTCAGCCATGGCGGTTATCTGGCCATGAGAGGCGGCGGCGTGAACCATAGCGGTATCAAGTGCAAATGCCCAGTCTGAATCCTGCCAGAGGATGCAATGAGGCATCTTGCATAGTGCGTTCCACCAGTCCCTAGTGCGGTTCTCAATTGGAACCTCAATTGGCTCATCACCTTTTAGAATGGTGCGGGATAGTGGTAAATCTGGGTGCGGGCCGCTGTAAGGCTCATTAGGAACCTCAGCCCAGTCATGCGTAGGCTTATGCCTAGTGACTGTGGGGCGGTCAGCTGGTTTTCTACCTGCCATTGCCATTTGTGTCTCCGTTTCGGATGCCTGGCGTTTCGCCTAGGACAATAGTTTTGTCAAATCAAGGTGAGCAAATGGGGCTCTGATTAGAGCCTTGCCTGTCACCGTTATGTAGCGGCCTTTGGGGTAAACCTCCACGCTCAACCCATTGCGGGTGAAACGCCTCCCCTGATCCAGGTTGGAGTAGCCCCAAATGTGGAGACCGTGGCCACTAGGGCTAATCTCCACATAAGTCTTTGAGAGGGATGCAATGAGAGCCTCAGCCTCAGGGCTAGGGCGGCCATCAAAACAGTGATCTAAGTCTATACAGGTTAGGCCATCACCATTGAGCACAAAGCCTAGGCCATCTCCCAGGTTGCTCTGGGCGGCATCAGCGTAGTTTGCCCAGGTAAGCGGGTTAGTAGAACTGGCGGCGGTGTTGCGTAGGGTGATAGGCACCTTATTGCGGTGTCTGACCCAGCGGGGCAATTGCCTTAGCTCCAGCGGGATAGCATGGCCACGGTGTGACCGGACTCTACAGGCAGTGCCGCAAAATCTAGGTTTACGGCCACGGGTGCCAGGGGTAACTGGGATGCCGCACACTTCACAATTCATGTAGCTAGTTTATCGTTACATCCCTAGGGCGGGCAAGTATTTACGCCTACTATTTGCGGGCTTAGCTTTCAATAAACAGCTTTTATGGATCCTTTATTGAAACTAGGGCCGTACCGGTCAGCCTGGGGCCGCCTATGGCTACGGGGTCAAATGCCTGGGATTTTGCACACACAGAGAGCCACAGCACCTCTCCGCCTGTCTCTGGGGGGTGGGGGAGGGCTCCCTGCCCTGGTCTGTAAAAATAATTGACCCGTTGCCCTATACCTATGTCTATACGCATAGATTTCCCTGGAGGCTGGCTGTAGTACCGCCCTGGGGGTACCAGTGGGGTCACAGAGGGGCTGTTACTTACCCCTATAGCTATGAGCCTCTCTAGGTTTGGCCTTAGTTAGTCTCTGATCCCTGGATGTTTCTCACCAGGATGTCTCTCTGAGCGTGGCTTCCTGTTTGCTTTTGCTTCGGCTTGGGTCTTTTGTTTATGGTGCCAGTCACATAATAGCTGTAGGTTTTCCATGTCATCAGTACCACCGTTCGCAACATTCACAATGTG